CTTTATTATTAGTGAAAGTTATTATTGCATTCTCGCCGATTAGTGACTTTCTTATTACAAATCTTTTTGTTGTTAAGTTATTCATGGTTATTTATTTTATATTATTATTAATTTATTTACATTTATATTATCTGTGCTCGATCGTGTTTAGTTTGTAATTTATATTGAAACATAGTCAATAATTATTATTAGTGTAAGTATTACTATCATTGCTAAAAGTGTTTTATTAGCAGATTTTTCATCTTGTTTATTATTAAATTTCTTCATTATTTATTAGTTATTAATTGGTGAATAATATCAACTAGTATTATAGTTGGAATAGTTAGTAGTATTGTAGATATAATTAGTATCATAAGGTGGTATTTTGTTTATTAGTTTAAAAGGTAGTTATAGTATTACACTTGTTATCTCAATATCTTACATAGATATTAAATATAATTATATTTAAGTGTAGTGTGACATTAGCTAGTTAATATATAAGAGTAACAGGCAATTGTCACAGTTTACTTATTCATTAATATTAATTAGTAAGTAAGATTCGTCAGATAAGTGACATGAGTGATGAGAGAATTCTATATTGTATTGAATTAATTCTTGTATTACTTCTAGAAAATCTGAGTTATAAGAGTAGACGATTAAGTAATCTTCTGTATTATAGTTTAGTCTTTCAAATAATTCTGAGTAATCTGAGTTATCTATTAAGTATTCTGAGTTTTCGTTTAATACTGGTAATTTAGTTAAATTTATCATTGTTATTAGTTATTTAGTTTATATATATATTATCTATTGATAGTCGTATTTAGATTGTAATTATTATTTTACCCAGTTTGGTAGTTTGTTAGAATTCGTGTATGAACCATACTTAATAAAACAATTCATACTTAGTAATCTTGTTTCATTGTTAGCAAACACTTGATCGTGATCGTATGTGAATGACTCACCCTTTTTGTTAGTGAATGATATGATTAATGATTTACCGAGTAATGAGTTAGAGATTATGAATCTTGATTTAGTTATTTGATTTTCCATGATTTAGTTATTTAGTTATTGTGTATATATTATCTGAGTTAAGTCGTGTTTAGTATGTAATTATTATAATGCTATTGTTAATAAGAATGTTAAGTAAGATATGAATATGATATTCATTGTAATAGATATTGAGTTAGATTTGATAGTGTTGATTAAGTTATTCATAGTGTAGTGATTTGTTTTTGTTATTATTATTAAGTTGTTATTCGTATATGTTATCTATTAAACATCGTAACTAGTATGTAAAAACAAAAATGATCAAAGTGGGGCAATAATGTCCCGCGAAAACGCAAAACGTTAAAATATGATCGTGAAAAAGCAATGGGCCTACGAAACAAAAATGCGGTTTTGTATACGATTACACAATAAAATTTTGGAGGTATAGTACTTTACTTCTCTATATCTAATATTTAAAAAAATAGTGACATTAGGTTGTTAAGTATAACTAGTAACAGGCTTGTGTCACACTACTAATAATGTAAATAACTAATTTTACCTGTGATTAAGTAAAATTATAGACGTATTTATAAAAACTAGCAAAACAAAAAACATATTAAAGAGTAAATCATGGCATTAATAAAGCAAGAAGATATAACTGAGTTACAACATAAGCTTGAAGATTTTAAGAGTGAAAAAGCAGATAAAGAAGTACAAAGAGAAGAATGGAAACAAAATGGTGAAGTAGTATTAGAAGATAAAACAAATGTAACTGCTAAATTAAATAAGATAAAAAATGACATAGAGTTAAATTCTAAACTTAAAGAAGATTTAAACAAAGTTGTTAAAGAAAAAGAAGATCTATTAATTGTTACTGGTAATTCTGAAAAAGCAAACACAGAAAGTAGAGCGGATTTAAAAGCAAAATTAGAAGTTTCGTCTACTGAACGAGATGCTAAGACAGCTGAAAGAAAAGGAAGAGAAGAAAAGAAAGCAGATTTAGAGTTAAGTAAAACGTCTACTGATGAGGACTTAGTTAGAATGCAGACTGAGTATAATGAAATGGCTGATGGTCCAGATAAAGATGCATTATTGGAAAAGATTCAATCTTTACAAGGTAAACAGGTCGACCTAACTAACAAAATTGCTGCTGAAACAACTGCTATAGCTGTACTTCAAGCAGATATAGATGCACTATCAACTTCAATTGAAGCTGACAATGCAACAATGAAGGGTTTAGAAATCGAACATAAAGAAATAACTGAGACACTCGATAAAACAAAAACTGAGGTGGCAGATGGTAAAAGCTCGTTAGACAAAGCTATGACCGAGGGTGATAATATGGTAGCATATCGCTCTGAAACAGAAGCTAACCTAGAATCGATAAATAAAGAATACACTAAGATAAAAACTGATATTAAAAACATAGAGGGTGATATAAGTAATATAGGACAAGAAATTAAAAATATCGAAGAAGGGGATTTAATAAAACAATTTGAAGAAGAAACTGAAGATAGAAAAAACTTAGTAAAATCAACTTTTTTTAACAAAAGCAGAGTAGCGCCACTTATTAACAATAGTAATGAAGGGTTAGATAGTGTAGTTAGTAATTACAACGCTGATACTAGCTTATTTATAAAAGATATTAAAGAAGAAATAGGATTTAACTCTGCAGCTGAAGATTTATTACAAAATATAGTACAAGAACTAAAAGAAAATGATAAGGTATTATCAGCTGATCAAGCTTTAGAACTAACAAGGAAATCTTTATTCAATATACAGCAAAAAGGTATAGAAGATAAAATTAAAGTAGCATGTGAAAAAGGTTTAACTAGCATAAAATTAACTAGTAGTCAAATTTCAGCTACACAAATAGTAGCTTTAAACTCATTAGGCTATAAAGTAACTCACTATTCAATACCTCAACCTCATGATATACCTGATTTAATGGGTGTTATTATAGAATGGGGGCTTTTGACAGATTCAGCAGCTTAAAAAATAAAAATTATGGCAATAATATATTCATATCCAGGAAAGTCACCTGTATCCTCTAATGACACGGTAGTAATAACAGACTCTAGCGGAGGTGTATCACCTTCTAACGCTACAAAAACAGCTACAATGAGCACGATAGCTAGTTATGTTATAAATGACAGCGGTAATGCTATAGCTTTACAGCGCGTTTTGAACGACGGAGCCACGGCTACACCATTTAATCAGAGTTGGGACGGTCAACTAACGTTATCTCAAGATGGAGGCACTGACTCTGTGCGGTTTGGCGTAAGAGGTTTGCCAGGTGTAGGCGTAAATTCCTTAAAAATGTTGTATAACACAGATTCTGCGATCGCTAACCATCTTGAAATAGTAGGTGGCGTAGAGTTTAAGACAGTAACATCAGGAGTTAGTGAAAAAACGTTTAGATTTGACAAGACTACTGGGCAGGTACTAATTCAAAGTTTGTTAGATGTAGACGGAAGAGTGTTATTTAACGATACAGCAGAAATAGTAGGCGTAACTACTCTTAATAACGATTTAGATTTTAGCGGTAATGGTGATATAAACCTAGATTCTGGAAATATTTCAAAAACTAACGCAGGTATTTTAAGAGTGCAAGCTAACGGTGGTATAAGTTTAGATGCTAACAACGGTTCTAACCCTACAATAGACATGAACTCTGCAGGTGGCATAGACATTACAGCCGGTGCTACTGGAGATATTAACATAGGTAGTCAGTTTGGCGGAACAGGTAATATAGGAATTGGTAATACTGGAGGTACTAACAATTTATTTAGAGCTAAAAGTACATTAGGTGTGCTTGAGTTTTCAGATGGAACTCAAATAAGAAACATTACTTCCGGAGGAATAGAAATAACTGCATTAGGAACAGGAGACATCGATATTCAAGGTGGTGTTTCTAGTTCAATAAATCTTATTTCTTCTGGTCAAGATATAACATTAACTACTACTAACCAGGATAAATCTATATTACTAAATGGTGGTGATAAATTAGAACTAAAAGCACAATCACCAGCTACGTATGTTAAAGTAGAAACAGTTACAGGTAATTTACCTGAAGGCACACCTGTTTATATAACAAGTGACAATAACGGTTTAATAAACGTAGAAGAAGCTGATGCTAGTGATCCTACAAAAATGCCAGTATTTGGTATAGTAAGCACGGCTATGGCTGCTGGTCCAGGCTCTGGTGAAGTAGTTATACACGGCGTACACGAGTTTAGTGCTGGTACAATAATACCTGGTGGTAGTGTTGTAGCAAATGATCCTATATATGTAGACAACACTGGGATCCTTCAATTTGTAAGACCAAAGAACGTTATTGGAACAGGAACTAATCAAGAGCTGCAAATAATAGGTAGGGTTATAGATCCTTCTACTCCAGATAAAATATTTATTAATTGCGTAGGCTATACAGCTCCAGAGATAATATCTGGCTTTATAACTCCCAATTTATATTTTGGAGCAACTACCATACCCGCTGGCGCATCTGCTAGAGGATTCTATCAAGTAAATGGTAGATTAGTAACTGGCCAAATATTTGTCGATGCAACACCTGGCGCGCCTGTACCGATTACTACTTCACTATCTTGTAGGTTAGATTTACCTGGTGGAGGTCAATTAGATGATATAAATAATTTTCCTGCAAACAACACTATACCAGGTTCAATAATGATAAATGGAAGCTTCTTCACAGATGTTACCGTAGCACCTACAGCTGGAGCCTTAGTATCTAGCGCTGGTGCTGGAGTTCTTTTAAAGAAATTAATTGACCCTGCAGGTGGTAATTTAAATCTACAAACGATAACTTCTGGCGATGTGACTCTTGGTGATAGCTTATCATTCACATTTTCTTACTATACTGACAATTAATATACTACAAACATGTAGAAAACCCACTATCAAGGTGATAGTATAAATAACCAACGTTTAACATAAAACCAAAACAAATGACGTTTTTATACACCAGTAGAGACTTTACTTCTACTACACGACCTGATCAAAGAATGATCAACCTTTGGAAACATATAACCACAAAGAGCAATTGGAGAATTGTTCAGTTACCAAATGGATTTTTACAAACCGAGTACTTGCATCCAGAAGAAGAAGACTGGATAGACGTAACTAGAAGAGAAACAGTAGAAGGAGCTGAGCAAGCTATAGACGCTTCTATAGAACACTATTCTAAAAAGCTTGAATTTTTAAAAGGACCAAAAGTAGTCAAAACATTCGAGTAAAACAAATCAAATTTAATTTAATCAAATATGGAAGAACTAAAACTAGTTAAAGACCTGGCTTTTGGCGATAGCGCTAGAAGTCAGGTACTAGCTGGTGTCAACAAACTTACTACTGCAGTGAGTTCTACGTTGGGCGCTAGCGGGAAGTGTGTAATACTTGAAGACCAAAACGGTAGACCAGTGATAACAAAAGATGGGGTAACAGTAGCGAATAGTATAACGCTGCGTGAACCATTAGAAAATATTGGCGCAACGCTTATAAAGCAAGCAGCGCAACGCACAGTTAAAGATGCAGGTGATGGTACCACTACAGCTACGGTACTAGCTCAAGCTATATTAGAAGAATTTGACAAACACGAAGAGACTGACAGCTTAAGGAATATAAAAGACGGTATTAATAGCGGTGTTGAAAAAGTAGTTAAATATCTTGAGAAGAAAAGAAAAAACATTAGTGGTAAAAAGATTTATCAAGTCGCAACTATATCTGCAAATAATGACAAACACCTAGGTAAAGTTATAGGTGAAGCATTTAGATTAGTAGATGAAACAGGTGTGGTTATAATGGAAACAAATCCTGAACCAGACACTTTAGTTGAGTTAGTAGAAGGAGTTGAATATGATCAACCTCTTAAAAACAACCACTTTGTAACTAATAAAGAAAACATTTCTTGTGAGTTAGATAATCCATGTGTATTAATTGTAGAATCAAAGATAGAGAATATAAGAAAAATACAAGGAGTATTAGAACATGTAATAAAACATAAGAAAAGTTTACTTATCATAGCAGACATTGATCAGCAAGTAGTTAACGCTTTAGCCATGAACAAGATGAAAGGCAATATAAAAGTTAACGTAGTGGACGCACCTTCATATGGTATAAGTCGAAAAGAAACATTAGAAGATTTGTGTACTATTACTGGAGCTACTTTGATAAACGAAGATCTAGGTGATGATATGGACTTAATCAGCATTGAACACTTAGGTGAATGTGACAAAGCTGTAAGCACTAGAGAAAACACAATTATAAAAACTGATTTATCTAGTAACAAAGAAGTAGAAGATATTATTAATTCTATACAAGAAAGTATAGAAGAAACATCAAACCCAAATACAATAATAAGACTAGAGAAAAGACTAGCTAAATTAAAAGCTAAAGTCGCTATTGTAAAAGTTGGTGCTAACTCTGAAGTTGAACTAAAAGAGAAGAAAGATAGAGTTGAAGATGCTATATGTGCTACAAAAGCCGCTATAAAACAAGGTATAGTACCAGGTGGTGGTATAGCTTTATATAATGCTTCGCAAAGTTTAACACCTAAAAATATAGGTGAAGAAGTATTATATTGTGCGATACGCAAACCTTATGAAGTTATATTGCAAAATGCTGGTATAAGTCAAAGTGAAGCTCCAAGTGAGTATGGTAAAGGATTAAATGTGGTTACAGGGGAAACGGTAGATATGGTAAAGGCCGGAATAATAGATCCTTTACTTGTAACTAAAAGTGCCTTAAAAAACGCGGCTTCTGTGGCTACTACTATAATGTCTACTGATTGTGTAATTAATAACATTAGAGCATGAAGGCAATAGGTAAATACATAGTTATTAATCCAACAAAAGAAAATAATAAGAAAACTAGTGGAGGTTTAATACTAACAGATAAGCAAAGAGAAGATATTAGATACAGACAAGCTAATATAATATCACTTGGTCCAGATGTAAACAATATAAATAATGATAATATTATATATTACGATAGACACGCTGGTACTAAAATAGAAATAAAAGAAAAAGAATATATAGTTATTAAAGAACAAGATGTAGTTGTAGTGTTATGAAGATAAAATCTACAGACCTAAAAGAAATGGGTTTATTAAAACATTATCGAATAATACGTAAATGGGCTTGTAAGACATGTAATCTTAAAGATGCAGACCTTGAGCTTTTAATATATCTTGACACTATAGATTTTTTCACAAAAGATGACTTTAAAAAAGGTACGTACTCCTATAGCTGGGACAATAGACGCTGGAACAGACTGTTAAAAGAAGGGTGGATTTACGTGTGGAGAGAAAGAAACCGCACAACCCAAAAATATAACATATACAAAGTATCCGTAAAGTGTAAACAGCTAATCGCACGTATGTACCGTATTATGCTAGGTGAAGAAAACATGCCTACTAAGAAGTTTGAAAATAACGATAGATATATATATAAAGTAACAAAAAAAGCTATTGACTACGTCAATACAGATAATTTTAAAAGCCATGGATAAAAAAGCAATGTATCAAATGATGGGATCGCGACCAATGTACGCAGGGCAAACTGATATAATAAACCCTAACAATCCTAACGTACCTGTTGAATTTCAAACAGGATCGTATATAACACCACAACCACCGTCAATGGTTCCACCAGATCCAAATTCGGTTACTGGTCTTGAAATGCAAACCATGCCAATGCAGCAAAAATCTATACCAAAAGGCGCAAAAGGCGATGGATTAAGAGCACTTCCAGATTCAACAGTAACAAAAATGGGGTATGACCCAGCGACAGCACAAATGAAAAATAATCCTATATACAGAAAAAGTTGCGGATATAAAAAATAAAATTATGCCTACAGGATATAACTATAAAGAAAATCAAGAATCAGCTGGTAAAGTTTTAACTGGCCTAGAAGTAGACAATGAAACAATAAGCATGAATGGTAGGAAACTAACTAATCAAAAAGCAGGTTTCAAGATTGAAAAAATTCAATATAAAGGTAACGCAGTACTTAATGCAAATAAGTAATGGGCGTCGACGATCTAAAGTTATATTGCTTTAATATAACTTCTTTCACAATTGCTAGTTTAGATTGGTTAGAGCCTGTGTTAAAAATTACTTTATTATTAGTGACCATTGGCTACACTGTTAACAAATGGTGGGCTATGAAAAAAAATAAAGATGAAGAGTAGAAAAGATTTACAAAGAATGGAATTTGCTCTAAAGCAAATTAAAAATCCTCCACAAGAAGTACCAATGGCAACTTCTACTACTTACGTAGACAAGAAAGTTGTAGAACCTAAAAAGGAGTACAAACCCCTTAGTGAAGAAGATGCAGCAAACTTCAGAGTTAATGCTGAAAGGGAAGAAAAAAAGATATTAAAACCAGTACCTGAAAATATGACAGTTGGAAAGAAAACTGTTGCATTCAGCGATGGATTTGGTAACGTATACGACAAGAACAAAGAGCGTATATAAAAACATGAGACAAATAAATAAAATTATTGTACATTGCTCCGCTACTAGAGAAGGTGAGAATGTTCCTGTTGAAACAATTAGGAAATGGCACGTCGACGGTAGAGGATGGAGTGACATAGGTTATCATTTCTATATTGACCTGTATGGAGAAATACACAAAGGTAGAGATATAGCTAAAATAGGGGCTCATTCTAAAGGGCAGAATAGAAACAGCATTGGTATTTGTTATTGCGGAGGCGTAGAAACAGATGGTAAGACCCCTAAAGATACTAGATACGATTGTCAGAAAGATAGTTTGCTAGCGGTGCTAAGAACACTTAAAGCGATGTATCCTGAAGCAGTCATACACGGTCATAGGGATTTTGCTAATAAAGCATGTCCTAGTTTTGACGCAACACAGGAATATAAAAATTTATAACATGAACAAGTACCAAGACAAAGAAGCAGCAATGGACGACTACTCTCACGAGAAAAAACTAAAAGCTGACGGTAGATACGAAGCTGCTCACGGAAAAATGGCAGACGCTAAGAATGATTTTGATCACGCACATGCTTTAAAGGATGATGCACATGATGATCATATGAGTAGGTTTAGAAAGCATCCTATTTTAAAACACATGAAGTAATGGCTTATATGAGAAATAGCCCATTTAGAAAAGGCTGTGCAAAATCAGAAGGAGGTTCTGGTTGTATAGTAGAAAGAAATGGACAATGGGTAATATTAAACAATAAAAAATCTGGAAACAAAATCTGGAAGAAGTGTGGAAAAGGACCAGAAGGTAAAAATAAATGTAAAGCCATCTTAGGAGGCTATCATGCTAATAAAAAATAATTATGGAAAAAGCAAAAGCAATTATAAATCACCCATTATCTAAAGCTGTTCTAGCTGGAGCATGTGGTGCTATGTTATTATTAGAATCACACCCAATGTATGCTGGTGTAGCGTTTGGTTATTCACTTAGAGAAGTGTTACTAGCTTTTAAATCGGAGTGATGAGAAACTTAGGAGACAAAGTGCATAATGTAATGAAGGCAACTGGCGTTCACCAAGTAGTGAAAGCTGTTAGTAAAGCTACAGGAACTGACTGCGGATGCGCTGCTAGGCAAGAAAAATTAAATAGATTTAGTAATAAAGTTATAGATAAACTTATTGGATAATGGGTTTTAAAATGAAATCTCCTTTAAATATTGACTGGACATCTGTTTTTAGAAATGGAGACGATGAAGGCGAGGGCATTAATGGTGTTACTACTAATTGTGGTAATATCATAATTAATAAAAACATGTCAGATCCTGAAGAACTAACAAATACTATCAGTCATGAAATGGTTCATGTAGATCAAATGCGTAGAGGCGATTTAAATTATGACGATAAATATATTTACTGGAAAGGTAAAAAGTACTCCAGAAACAAATTAAAAGAAGGTGATGCTAACTTACCTTGGGAGAAAGAAGCATATAAAAAAGAAATACCATTAAAAAAGAAAAAATGAAAGATAAAGCAGTTTATAAACACGGCATGCATGGAGACAGAAGTTCTATGGGCAAAAAAGCTATGCATAGAAAAATGGGAGATTATTTTCCTCAACAATCAGATTACCTAACTGAAGACGGTAGAGCTATAGATGCTAGTAAGCCGGAAGAACAAAAATCTGAAGCGGGAGAAGGTAATGTTTCCAAACGTGGGTTAGAAGGAAAGACCACAACAGCTACTAACAAAAAAGGACAATCAGTAAGTCTTAACAGACGAACAAGCCATAGATTAACAGGGGATTATATTGAAAAGGTATCTACTGATGGAGCTGGACCTAACTATTCAGACCCAATGTCTCCTGATTTTAACTCAACAGGTAAAGCACCAATACTAGGTAGTGAAACTCAATACAATATAAAAGGATCTAGCACTACGAGCGAACAAAAACCTTTAGCTGAGTTAAAATACAAGAACAAAGTAACTTTTACAAATAAGAAAGGTAAAGAAAAATCAGCAATTGGAGGGAGTAAAAAAGCTAAGAAACTAGCAAAAAAGTTTAACAGAACAACAAAAAAAATAAAAAATTCTGGATATGATTCTCAAACACCTACTGCTTCAGGTAAAATATTAAACTATAAAAAAGGATCAATAGAATATAGTTAATGAGAAACAAAAACAAAAAAAAGTTTAAAGATACTAAAGTAGGGGTTTTCTTAAAAGAGAAAGCTCCTACAATTTTAGACACTGTAGGCGAGTTTTTACCAAATCAAGGAGGCTTAGGTATAGTAAAAAATCTTATATCAGGTGATAATACTATTAATCCTAAAGATAAAGAAACTGCATTAAAACTTTTAGATCAAGATATAGCTGAGATGAACAACATCTCTGACAGATGGAGTAGTGATATGAAGAGTGATTCTTGGTTAAGTAAAAATACAAGACCAATGACACTTATATTTTTAACTTTAGCAATGACAATATTTATAATACTAGATTCTACAGTATTATTAGAAATTAAAACAGGTTGGGTTTCATTATTAGAGGCTTTACTAATAACAGTATACGTAGCGTACTTTGGATCTAGAGGCGCTGAAAAAATAACAAAAATTAAAAAATAAAATTTAAAAATGTCAAGTAACACATACGTCCCCGGTTTACCTAAAAGAAAACTGAATGGTAACATGGCTGCTAACCCAAGGTTGTTTGCTCATGCGGCTTTTGATTTAATTCAAGGCAGTCCAGCAGCTTTATATACAGATAATATACCTAATATTGAGGAACCAGCAAGAGGAGTTTGTCTATATGCTGGTGTAGCAATAACAACTTTAGAAGTTGTACTAGAAGGAGATGACGCTGCATATCCTAAAACTACTACTACGTTTTCTAATATACCAGCAGGAACATTTCTGCCTATATTAGTAGTTAAAGTAGTACAAGCAGTTGGAGTAGCTAACGTAGGTGAATTAGTAGCATTGTATTAATGTTTACAGGTTTACCTTTTTTTATTCCAAAACCTTTTAGAAGAGGCTCGTTTGTTCCGCCACCACCTTCTCAAAATTTAATAACAGAAACAACTAACATCCCTTCTGAAGATCAAATAGTTTCAGAAGCAGGTGATCAGTTGGAAACACAATAAAATGGCAACAAAGTTTTCAGATTTTTCTACAACCGTCCCAAGTTTTATATCTTCTACACAACACTTAGTAGGTTATAATGCTGGAGGAAGCAACATACGTTTTACAATGTTGGATGTTGCAAACAACTTACCGTATACAGCTGGCACTGGCTTGTCGTTAAGTTCGTTTTCATATTCGCTAGATGTAGCTGCTTCAGGTACTTTAGGAGGCATAGCTATAGGTTATGTCCAAAATGCACAAAATTATCCTGTGGAACTAGATGGAAGCAATCAAGCTTTTGTATCGGTTCCATGGACAGATACAGATACTACATACGCTATAGATAATAGTTCTACAGATACTATAACATTAACAGCTACTCCAGGCGGCGCATCTGGAACTGTTCAATTGACAGGATCAAGTGGTATTACTATAACACCAAGTGCTGGAGTAATAGATATTTCTACAAGCATAACACAAGGTTTTACTACTATCAATGTTAACACTCCTTTGCTTACAACGTCTACAACACCACCTACTACTACTATAAGCATGACTAAATCAGGTGTAGCTTCAGATGGTTGGTTAAGTAGCGTAGATTGGAATACTTTTAATAATAAAGGCAATGGTACAGTTACAAGTGTAGATATAGATTCTCCAGGTTCAACTATAACAGCTTCTGGTGGTCCTATTACTGGGACTGGAACTTTAAGTGTAGACCTACCAAATGTAATAGCTGGGGGAACCACTGCTACCCCAAGTAGTGTTACAGTGGACGATCAAGGTAGAGTAACATCAATTGTTGATGGTCGTACATCTAGAGATACAGGTTGGTCACCTTTTGAAATATATGGAGGCGAACAAGTTTTAGCATCAGACTTCGGAACAATGGTTCAAGCTGTAGCTAGTTCTACATTTATATGCAATAGAGCTAAAGTATTTGTCAGTAGTGCAGCTACGCCAAGTGGTGGTCCTGTTATTAGGATAGATATTTACGAAGGCAATTTAAAAACCCCAGCAGCCGCATCTTTAATAGGCGGTGGTACATCTGGAACATTAGTTACTGGTATAAATGAAATAACAATAACGCCAGGTGAAAATCCAGGACCTGTGGAGATAAACGCTGGTACAGATTATGTAATACTTATAAGATGTAGTGGTAGTAATTTATCTTTTTTAGGAAAACAAGTACCTGTTGTTGATGGCTTGTTAAGTTTAGCTCAACCCGTGCCTATAAGTGTTTCACCACCAGCTACTCAAAGTTTAGAAGATTTCATTATTGGCGAAAATTACGGTACTGAAGAAGCTGAAGCTACTTATAGAATATGCTGTCATTTATACGAAATTTAAAATAAAACTTAATGAGTTCAATATACGTAAAAACACCTAGCGAAACTAAGGCTATACAAGATTTAAATGTTAAAGCTGGTAATTTAGCTGCTACAGATATGCTTCCTATTAATCAAGATGATGGTGGAGGAAACTTTAGTGCTAAATGCATAACTGGTCAACAAATAATAGACGCTGTACCAACAGGTGGTATTGATTTAGATTATTCAAGTATTACATCTGCTATTAAAGCTGACTTAACACAATCGTCGCAACCGCAGTACGGAGCAGCTGTAACTATTAGAGCTAATGGAAGCTTATTAAACGGTCAACCAGTGATATGGAATTATGCAAGTGGCACAGCTACAGCTATAACGGCTGGTGCATTACCTACACAACAGATAGCGTTAGGTATATGTTTAGAAAACATAAGCAACGGTAACACAGGTAAAGTATTAGTCAACGGCTTTGCTACAGCAAGGAGAACTACAATTTATACCCCTAATGAAGAAACAGTTCAGTTGACAGAAGAAACAAATGGAGCTATGTATGGGTTAACCAATAACACTACATTTACAGATAATAATTTGGGCTCAGGTGGAGATTACAGTAATGGTCAAAATTATCAAATTACATTTGATGCTGGCGCTGGTTACACGACTAATGTAACCGTTAATGACTTTGCATTTGAACATACTTCCACAAGAATGTACGATAGATTAGGTATTCAAGTTTCAAATGATAATGTAGAGTATATAGATTATCAAATTCCTTGGGGACAAAGATCTAACGACGACACTCCACCATATAGTTCTTATTTTTTCGAAAACGCTAGTTGGAATAGTGCTGGTTCATCTCCTGGTCCAATATTGCCAGAAAACACCCCAAGAGCTATTTTGTTAGGAGCTTCAGGTTTTCCTAATGTTTTAAATACCGCTCATAGATATGTTAGATTTTATTTTCTTAGTGATGGCTCTGCTGGTGAGTTAGGTTGGGATATGACACTGCAGCCTAATATTCCTTATTCTTCACCAGCTGAAACTTTAGCCGTAGGTTCTACATTGTATTTATCAAATAGTTACCCATCACAGTTATTAACAGAAACGGATACTTCGCAAGTAAGATTTGGGTATAATATATATGAAAATACAGAAAACGATTCTATATTAATGAGAGTTCAACCACCAAGATCTTAACATGGCGATTGGTATATCAATAAGTAATACACTATCAATTGATAGACAAGACTCAGGAAGCGGAGGAGGCGGTGCTGAAGAGTTCATCATGCGGATTCAAACTGACATTTCTACTGCGTCATCAAATAAATCCAATGATGATCAATTTAATATTAATGTTCAAGGAGCTGGTTACACTTTCGATTTTAATGTTGATTGGGGTGATGGTAATACAGATAATAATGTTACAGGAAATATTACTCACACTTACGACAGTATAGGACAGTATGATGTTAAAATTTCTGGTACGTTTCCAAATATATACTTCTTTAATAGGTTTGATAGGTGGAAAGTTTTAGAAATAAAAAACTGGGGTAACATACAGTGGGAAACAATGCTCAATGCTTTTTGGGGTTGCGGTAATATGGATATAACAGCTACTGACGAAGCTGACTTTAGTCAAGTTGCGGTATTTCAAAGAGCCTTTCAAAATTGTAGCTCTATAACAAGTATAACTGGTTCTTCAAATTGGGTTACTAGTAATGCAACCAATCTTCTGCTAGCATTTTTTGGTTGCTCAAATATGACGTCTATAGAAACAACTAATTGGGATACTAGCGGCTTAACTGCGTTTGACGCTGTTTTTCAAAGCTGTGGTGCTTTAACTTCACTAGATGGAACAAATTGGGATTTATCCAATGTAACTTCTTTTGCCGATGCTTTTTCTAACTCTGGATTAACTACTATAACGGGTAATGAAAACTGGAGATTCAAGACAACAGGCTCTGTTTCGTTCGATAGGTTTTTTAACAACTGTTTTACATTAGATGGTTTAAATACTACTAATTGGAACGTGGAACAAGTTACATCACTATCTCAAGCTTTTAGAGATTGTACATCTTTGACATATTTAGATATGTCTAATTGGAATATATCGAATTGTAATAGTTTATTTTTATGGATATTTAACACTCCTAATCTATCAGCAATAAATGGGATAGAAGATTTAGACGTAAGTAATGTTTCAAATTTTGGATATGTGTTTTCTCAGGTTGATTCTTTAACAGCAGATGTATCAAATTGGGACGTATCTTCTGGAGTTTCTTTTTCAAACTTTATGGATGGAAGTGCTGGGTCTGGTTCAATAACTGGTTATAAAAACTGGAACACATCTAGCATGACTAACACATTGCAAAGTGCTTTTGCGTTTTCTAGCAACGGTGATGACGATCTTCCTCTTTGGGATGCTACAGCATCTAATAGTTTATACAACTTTTTTAGAGCTGCATCACCTGTTAATCCTACGCAAGTGTTTAATATGACAACATCAAATTTAAGTGCATCTAATGCTTGCTTTGGTTTGTTTTATCAATCATCTGGTATTAACGATTTAACTATAGGTAGCAACGTAGATTTTAGCAATGTCACTGACTTCTCATACGCTTTTGCTAACATGATAAATTTAAGTTTAACTTTTCCAACTGGTTTTGATTGGTCTTCTGGCACAACTTTCTTAAACTTCTTGAACAACACTAATTTGAGCTCTGCAGATTATAATGCTATACTTATAGATATAGAAAATAGTAATTCTAATCCAAACGTTAGCTTTGACGCTCCAAATTGCGTGGCAACAGGAGCAGGACTTACAGCTAGAACAGCTTTAATAAACGACCACGGTTGGACATTTAATGATAGCACACCATAAATATGTTACAAATAAATAAAGACGACCCTAAAAGATGGTTTATAGTAAAAAAAGTAGGCAACACTGAAAATGATCTTATATTGTTTGGCAATGCTGCCGATGGAACTGTGCTGTCTACTGGACAACCAGAATTACTGCAGTATTTAACCGAAGAAGAGTTACAAATAAAAGTAAATGAAATAGCTGGTGAAAACAACTACTATGAACAAGCGGCAATGGCTCCTTGGGAGAATAGCAAATTTAACGGTGTATCAGTGATATATGGAGAACACACACCCCCAATTCCAGAACCACCTGAAATATAATTAATAAATAAGTAAAAACCACTATATATATAGTGATAGATATAGATACGCATACTATAAAAAACAATTAAATTTAATCAAATGAAAATAAAAGAAGAACAATTAAAAACAGTACAAGAACAACAAACTAAATTAAACAATATTTTAAGTCAAATAGGTATTATTGAAACCAACAAGCATGGACTACTTCATGAGGTTGCAGGGTTGAATAAAGAAATAGAAGACTATAAAGCTGTTTTAGAAAAAGAGTACGGTGCTGTCAATATAAATCTTGAAAACGGTACTTATACAGAGATTGAAGAAAAAACTACATTAGCCGCCGTATAATGTCTAGTATAATTAGAAAAATTAGTATTGGATCTGATTATAAAAATGACGCAATGCATTATTCTATAGGTCAAGAAGTATATGGTGGTCATAAAATTTGTGACATATTAATGAGTGAAGCTCAAGGAGAATACTCTATTTTTATAACTAAAAATAATGAAGTATTACCTTGGAAAAAGTTTAATCGCAATATGGCTATAGCTGTTGAGTATGACTTAAGCTACTCATGAGAGCTCCGTATGAATTCATAGTTAAGCCAGTCGGTGATAGATATTCTAATAAAATAAAAATAGGTAGTAACGAGTTGATATTAAATTCTAATATTGAAAATCATAAATTCGTGAATGTAATAGCAGAAGTGCTATCAACTCCGTTAAACTTAAAGACAGATGTAAAGCCAGGCGATTTACTATTAGTGCATCATAACGTATTCAGACGTTTCTATGACATTAGAGGCAATGAAAAAAACTCTAAGTCTTATTTTATGGATGGTAAATACTTTGTCGCTCTAGATCAAGTATTCATGCACCACAATGATAGTTGGAAATCTTTTAATAATAGATGTTTTGTAAAGCCATTACAAAGTGACAACGTGCTTGATGTTAATATTAGAAAAAAGAATTATGGTGTTTTGGTCCACGGCAATAAAGAACTAAAACAACTTGAGGTAAACGAGGGTGATATAGTTAACTATAAAAACAAAAGAGAGTTTGAGTTTTTAATAAACAACGAGCTTTTATATTGTATGAAATCTAATGATATATTAATAAACCATGGACAGCAAACAAGCGAGAAAGAATATAATCCAAGCTGGGCGTAAAGCAGTTAATGAGTTAATAAAAGTTGCTGAAGAAAAAATTATAACTAATACAGAGGATGATGTTTCAGCTGACAGATTAAAAAATGCAGCCGCTACAAAAAAATTATGTATTATGGATGCTTTTGAAATACTACAACGTATTGAAGAGGAAGAAGCTATACTACTTGACAAGCCAAAAGAAGAAAAAAAAGAACGTGTGTTTAAGTTTGCAGAAGGGAGAAGCAGATGAGTTATGAGCAAAGCTTAGTTAAAGTTGTTACTGACTTTTCTAAAGTTAAAATGCCTAAGCGTAAATGGGAGTATGGTTATGTAGAAGACTTAGATGTTGTTTGCATAAGTAAAGATGGAACTATTGGAGAGATTATTGAAATACAAAATTTACGCATTGGACTACCAGCGTCAACTAAACCATTTAAACGAAGCAAAAATAAAGCGGAACAATACTGGGAGAAACAAGAATACCCAAAAGAGCTAGCTAAAATAAAAAGCAGGTTTGATTGGGATGATTACCCAGTTGATTTTAAAGAGAAATGGTACGATTATATTGATAATGAATTTAAAAAAAGAGATGAAGGATATTGGTTCTACAATAATGGTAATCCTACTTACATTACTGGTACTCACTACATGTATTTGCAATGGTCAAAAATCGACGTTGGGGCTCCAGACTATAGAGAAGCAAATAGACTCTTCTTTATATTTTGGGAAGCATGTAAAGCCGATGACAGGTGTTATGGAATGTGTTACCTTAAAAACAGACGGTCTGGTTTCTCCTTTATGTCATCAGCTGAACTTGTTAACCAAGCAACAATATCTAGCGACTCCAGATTCGGTATCCTTTCAAAATCTGGAGCGGATGCTAAAAAAATGTTCACAGATAAAGTTGTCCCGATATCCGTTAACTATCCGTTTTTCTTCAAGCCGATCCAGGATGGTATGGATCGTCCTAAGACCGAACTGGCATATAGAGTCCCAGCT